TAACGCTTTAAATACTAACTACACCTATAACCCATACCAGACACAAAGTTTTACAAGTCCGGGTATGGCGCAAGCATACATGAACCCGTATTTGGATGTTCAGAATAATGCTGCCTATAGGAACGCGGCTATTCAAAATGCGGCAACCAATGCGCAAGCTACAACTGCTGGGGCTTTTGGCGGTGGTCGTCAGGCTATTATGGGAGCGCAAAACAACGCTGACCTGCAACGCAACTTAGCCAAGAATCAGTTTGATGCGTATAACCAAGGGCAACAACAGTTCAATGCTGAGCAAGGGCAAAACCAAGCAGCGGCCAACCTTAACGCACAACAAGGACAGTTTGGGGCTAACTTGGGAATCCAAGGGTTGAATACTGCTCTGCAAGGCGCTAGTACGTTGGGTACGTTGGGCAATACACAGTACAACCAAAACCTTGGTGTGATTGGGTTGCAGAATCAGTTGGGCGGTCAGCAACAACAGCAAGTTCAAAATGCAATGAACACTGACTATACCAATTTCCAGAACCAGCAAAACTACCCTTATCAGCAAATGAACTTTATGTCTAACTTGATTCGTGGATTGCCCATGACTCAACAGGCTGTAAGTATGTATCAAGCGCCTCCATCCACCTTGTCCCAAGTAGCGGGATTGGGATTAACTGCGACAGGTTTGGGAGCGTTTAAATCCAACGCAAAAGGCGGCGCAATCAAAGAAAAGAAATCATACGGTCTACAAGACTTGGCATTAGCACAGATGGGAGCATAAGATGGCAATGAATCCAATGGCAGGAATGGGTCGTCCTCCAGCAATGGGCGGTATGCCTTCTTCAATGGGTGCGGCTCCTATGAGCCAAGCACCTAGCCCCCAGATGGGTGGCGGCGTAGCTCCATCCACAGGTAACGTGATGCAAATTACTTCTAGGCTTAGAGGTATGCCTGATGCAGAGTTACAGCAATATGCGGCTATGCACAAAAATGATCCGTTTGTATTTCCATTGGCGTTTCAAGAAAGCAAAACACGCCAGCAAATGCGTGCTGGGCAAGCTGCGCAAATGGCAGGTCAAAAACAACCTCCTGTAGTGGATCAAGACTTGGCACAGATGACACCTACACCCATAACAGGCGGTGCAGGACAAGCAATTACAGGCGGTCATGGACAAGCTATTAACGCTCTGCCAGAAGAACAAGGCATTGGCGCATTGAATGCCCCTAATTTACAGAACATGGCTGATGGTGGTATTGTTGGGTATGCTGATGGTGGCCAGCAACCAGGTATGTTTAACTACGCTCAGATGGCCCCCGCAGTTGACTTACACCCCAATAGTGGCGTGACTCCAAGGAGCATGGCAGCGGGCGGGATTACGGGGCAGAATTACGCTGAAAGGGGTTTGGTAAATTCAACAGATCGCATGGCTCCGTTTGCAGATAAAATTCGGGAAGAAGCGGTTAAGCTTGGATTAGATCCTGAAATTGCTTATCGTATGTTTAAGGCGGAATCTGGCGGTGATAAAAACGCAGTATCTCCCGCGGGCACTGAAAAAGGTGGTTATATTGGTTTAGGTCAAATGGGCGTGGCGGCTTCTAAAGATGCGGGTCTTGATCCCAAAGACAGAACCAATCCCGATAAAAGCATTCCCGCATCCCTTCGTTATTTAAAACAACAAGTGGATCGACACGGCGGAGATTACGCAAAAGCATTGGCGTCTTATAATTGGGGGCCAGGAAATCTTAGAACGCACATGGCCAATAATCATGGTGAGTTTGATCCTACTAGCCTACCAAAAGAAACACAAAACTATTTAAATAAGATTATGCCCGTTGGCGCGGCACAAGCAGGCCAAACACCTGTAGCAGTAGATTCTAATGTGCCCACACAAAAAGAATTAACGGACGCATCATCGCCCGGATTTGTCACACCCTCTTCTGGTATTGGAAGCAGACGTTTGGGAACCACGGGAGCAGGGCCATTATCAAATGCACTAGCGTCAGGCCAAGGCCAAATACAAGCCGCTTTAGGTGCAGGAGACGTACCGTATAACCTATTAGGTTTGCCAATGGATGTTGGCCATCAAATAACAAAAGTGTTTGGCAACAAAACACCCGATGAAAACATATTTGGTTCGAGTGCGTACTTGAAAAAGAAAGCCACAGAACTTGGCATCAGAGCGCCCGATTCAACCGATCCTACATTAGGAGGGTTTAGAACTGCGGGTAATTTGGCGGCTTCATTGTATAACCCAGTTAGTGGGGTCGCAACTGCTGGAGGCATTGCCGACTTAAATGCTCTTCGTGCCGCACAAACCGCTAGAGCCGCCGAAGCTGAAGCCAAAGTAGCTTTACCAAGATTGCCTGCGCCTGCTTCAAGCGGCAAAAATCTTCCCCCCAGTGCTTTGGTTGGTGAAATGGGCGCTGACGCAAGAGTGGGTACTCCTGCACAAATGCTGCCAAGAACAGCAGAAAATATTACTGCGGATTCAGCAAGAACAGGCGAACAGCTTAATGCTTTACAAGCAGATCGAGAAATTGCGGCGGCGCAAGAAGCAGCAGCCGCTAAACTAAACGCTCAGAAAAACCCAACTCAAAGCGTTAATCCTATTGGCGCGGCAAGCATTGCTGTTAACTCAGGCCCTGCTATCAATTCAATGCTGGACAAAATAAGGGGCTCAACTGCTTCCACCACAACGCCAAACTACGATGCAATGACGGAAGAAGCCGACAGAGAGTTTGGGCCTAAACTACAAGGCACGCCTACAGTACCTTCCATAAGTGATATAACCAAAACAGTTACCAAGCCCGAAGGTGGTAGGGATTGGAATGATATGCTGTTGAACCTCGGCCTTGGGCTGATGGCAGGGCAGTCACCTTATGCGCTACAGAACTTGGGTACAGCGGGGCTTGGCGCTTTGAAGGCAGACCGCGAACAGAAAAACCAGAAGTTGCAAGACGCTTATTTGCAAGCCAAAACGCTGGAAGCTACAAATGCTTCTGATCCTGAATGGATTAAACAAATGGCCGACCTCAAACGTGAGAAATTTGATCCACTTTCTGCGTACAATCAGTACATTCTTTCTCATCAAAAACTTGCGGCCACCCCTGGCGCAGAAGTTGGCGCATTAATGAGTTATCCTGATTTTGTTAGACAATTCCCAATGGCGACATCCGCTCCTCCTTCAGGCGCTAATTTACGGGCAAAATAATTATGGCTGAACAACAGTACGTCCAACTACCTGACAGTTCATACTACCCTATTGGCAAAGGGGAAAGTGCGGCGCAAGCGTATTCAGTGGCGATGCAAAAATATCCTGAAGCATTTGTTACCGCTAAACCCGCTGAAGCTGAAAAATCAAAAGCAGATACTGGTCTTTTGTCTGAACTTGGCGCAGGGTTTAGGGGCGGCGCAGGGTCTGCATTGTCGGGTTTGGGCGAACTGACAGGGCTGGAAGGGCTACGCGCCTATGGTGAAAAGCAAAAAGCCAAAGCCGCTGAAACGCCCGAAGCTGAAGGTATTTTGGGCGATGTCGCTCGTGGTGCGGGTAGTATAGCGGGGCGATTTGGTGCTCCGATACTAGCAGGTATTGGTGCTACGGCGTTGTTGCCCGAGGCGTTAGCGTCCGCACCTATTGTTGGGGCGTTGACCGCAGGCCGTCTTGCGGGCGCCGCAGGCTTTGCCGCGGTAGATGCGCCTACTAACATTGGTGAACATTTAGAAGCTCAAAAAGCGGCGGGTCAAAAGCCTGATATGGCTAAAGCCATTGCCGTTGGCGTGGGTCAGACCGCGCTTAATTTATTGGGTGGCGAAGTAATATCCAGCCCAATGCGGAGCATTTTGGGTAAAACTGCCGCAGAACAGGCGTCAGCTTTTGTGCCTGATATCCTTGCAGGCAAGATGACTGCGGAAGAAGCATCCAAACAAGTTGGTGGATACCTGCGCAATTTCCTCCAAGGCACAGCTCAAAATGCGGCTGTGGGTACAGGTTTGATGGCGGGTAGCGAAGCTATGACCCGTGCTGGGCTCGGCCAAGATGTGACTTCTCCCGAAGCCATTGAGCAGTACATGGGTGCAGGCAAATCTGCATTGGAGATGGCTCCATTGTTTGGCGCATTCCACGCTTACGGCGCTCGGGGTCAAGCCAAAGGTATTTTGGGTCAAGCCGAAGAAGCCCACCAAGTGGGCGAGTCACAAAAAGCCGCGAAAGCGGCATCTCTTGAAGCGCAAAGAGTAGCCGATCAAGAAGCAATAGATGAAGCCCATAAGCAAACGTCTGCGTACGCTTTAGATATTGGTAAACAATATGATGAAGCATTGGCTAAACGTGATGAAATGCTTGCGGGTTTGGTTAAACCTGATAAAAACGCTGACCCTGCCACTAGAGCGCAATATGTGGCCGACCTCCAAGCGGTTAGAGAACATACTAAAAACACGCTGATGCCTTTGGTTCCTGAGTACAACCGTACTCGGGCATTGCGCAAACAAGAACTAGACAAGCAACAAGCTGAGGTGGAAGCACAGAAACAAGCTGATGCACTCAAAGAACAACAGCGTCAGGCAGGTATTGAACAACAAGCGGCGGGTATGCCCCAAGATGCGCAAACTCTTGCATACCACCAAGAAGCACAAGGCACGTTGCCGGGCATTGAACCTGCGCCAAAAGCACCTACACCCCCTAAAGCAGGTTCAACACCTGCGGAACTGTACGCACACTTGCAGTACTTGCAACGTCTTAAAGATGCCCATCAAGCACAAGAACGTGAGATTGGCATTAGTGGGGATTTAGATGCTTTTGAAGAATTTTCCAAACAGACCGATGCCGTTAATAAAGCATACGCTGATACAGAGAAAGCATTGAAAGATGCGGGTGGTTTTAACGAAAACGAACCCCATCCAGCTATTGCCGCACACGATGCCTACAATAAAGCATACAACGAGTTCCATGCAAAGAGCAACATGGGCAGTGAAGAGGGCTACGACCGAGATAAAGCCTTGAAACTTTTGCCTAAAGTTAAGGCCGCAAAAGCGCATTTAGATGCAGTCGTTGCTGAGCATGGCGAAGCGCCTGAAGCCGTACAACAGCGCTTTGACTTTGGCCCTGAAGACAGAACGAACTACTCAGAGCCAAGAGCGGAATTTGCCGCACGCGTCTACAAGCCCGGTGCTCCTGAAACAGAAGCCCAAGAGCAGGCTTTTATTGAAGAAGCTCGCCGTAGAGACGACGAAGAAAACGCTCGCCTTGCCAAAGTCAATCCAGAAGCTGGTGCTTTGGGCGCTATGGGGCTTAGGAAAAACCCTGAGTTACGGGCTGCAAATGAGTTGGAGAATGCCCGCATTCTTAAAGGTATGCCTGAAAGACAGGCCAAACTGGCCTTGGCAGAACAACAAGATTTGTTTGGCACAGGTAATGTTTTAAACGAACCTAAAGAATTGCCCAAAAAGACACGCCCTGAAGATCGGTTGTATCGTCAGTTGGAAAGGGCATTTGCCGAAGACCCCAGCAGATGGTTACCTGAACAGCGCAGACTTCTTGAACGCATCTCCGAGAACTTAGATGTCATTGAACTAAGTCCCAAGCGCATGGAAATGGTGTCGGATTGGCTATACCACATTGACCATAATCGGTCGATGGAAAAGCTGGCTACCAAAGAAGGATTAAAGTACGTTAAGCGTGAAGACTTCCGCGCCAAAGAACTGACGGCAGAACTTGATCGCATGGAAGAGGGCAAACGCTCAGAGACAGAGGGTGGTAAAACTGCGGTGCAGGGTGAACTTAAACTGGGCGAAGCTACCGAAGCCAAAGGCAAGTTGTTCAATACCCCCCAAGAATTCCAAGCGTATTTGGCAGGGGATGCGCTCAATGATATGCGCCGTTCAATGGGGCTTGTTCACCAAACAATGTCTAGGATCACCCAACGTGTTGCGCCTATGCAGGCCAGAGCCGAGAGTCTTTTAAAGCAAGTAACGGGTTTACAAACGCAGTACGAGAAATTAAAAGAAGCTAAAGGCACTGAGATTGCCGATGCCAATAAGATGGTGCTTGACGCTAAGAAACGCCAGTCAGCGTTGACTCAGCGTTTGGACGAAGAGTTAACAGACTTGCAAGCGGCTTACATCAAAGCCAAGACTGAGTTTGACTTTGCTGTTAAAACATCCCACGACATCAGCAAGAATTTTGCCGCCAATGAGATTGGCGAGTTGGCTGATAAAGTAGTTGCCGCTAAAGCGGCGATGATGCAGGCGATGAAAAAACCTGTTACCAAAAGCAACTGGGATGCAATGCGAGCCGAACAAGTCAAGGTGGTTGCCGCTGTTCGTGAACACCGCAACTACTTAAATAGAATGCACCGTGACCCAGAAGGGTTCTTGAACCGTGACTTGGATTTCCAGTTGCAGTTACAGCATGAGCTCGACTCAATGGGCGCGCTACAACACAACTTGACCGCCGCTAAGTTTGACTTGGACATGGCTGTTGAGAAACAACAACGTAGCCGCAAAAACAAAGCAGAAGCCAAAGCATCTGCAACAGAACTTGAAACAGCAGAAAAAATTAAAGCTGAAGCGGTAGCCGCCAATGAAGCGCGAGACAAAGAAGCCGCTGAAATAATTGAACAAATTAAATCTTTAGACGACCGCCGTAGAAACCTACAACGCGTTGTTGATGAACATTTGGGTCGTATCAAAGCAGTTGCAAGTGAACGTGCGGGCCCTCCTTTGGAAGAATCGAAAGCAGAACGCGAACTTAAAGATGGCGCGGCACGCATTAAAGACCAGCAGAGTTTGGAAAGACTCGAAGCTTTGCCGGGTGAAGAAGTTTCTTTTGAACCTCGCCGCAAAGTTTTGGATAAACTTAATATTACACCCGACCATTTGGAAGCACTTGATGAAAGTATTAAAGATGCCGATCAAGTAGTTAAGCACATTGAGGCGCTTAATGTTAAACGCCGAGTTGAGATTGAAGAAAAACAAAAACAAAAAGCCGGTACAAAAGATACAACGGTAAAAGAAGAAATTGAAAAAGACATTGCTAAGCGTCAAGAAGGTATTGTCAAGGGCAATGAAGACATTCAAAAAATTGAAAAGATTAAAGAGGATTTGCACGCTGAGATCGTAAACAAAACCAAAGATGTAACAGAATATAACGAATTGTTCTCTGGCGATCCAGAAATTGCCAATGCGGCACTTAAAATAGTGCATGATCGTATACCCAAAGTACTGAAGTTGATTGAAACGGTTCAAAGTCGTTTAAAAGAAACTGACGTCAAGCCTTCCGTTAAAGCTAGCCGTGTTCGGGATTTGCGTAACTACAAAAAAGAACTTGCAGAATTGGAAGCCAAAGCCAATTTAATGCGCGGTATTGAGCGCAGGTCAGTTGGCGGTAGTAAAGAAATGCTGAAGACCGAGGCGGTGGAAGCGGGTACTAGATTGCCTTCAAGGGTTATTGGCCCCGTGGTCAAGCCTGTTGTAACAGCGGGTAATATCCGCACAGGCACAACAGAAACCATAGGCGAACGTAAACTGCCACCTAAAAATAAAACTACACAGGCTGGCGAGAAACGTGGCGTTACATCTATTCAAGCGCAACGTAGTGCTAACAAAGCTGTTGAAGAAGGCTTGTTTAAAGAAGCAAAGAAAACACCTCAAGAAGTTGCCAGTGGTAAATACACTGCCACACAACGCCCTAAAATTGCGCCAGAAAAAAAGACTAACACCGACCTTTTGTTGGAACATGATGCCTTGACAGACGAGATTGCAGAAAACGAAAATAAACTGCATCAGGCCGAAATGGAGGATGACCATGAAGCGGCAACAAAATATGAAGCTCTAGGCGTTGAGTTGGAGAAGAAGCTCGAAGAAATTGAAAATCAAATGGATCGGCATAAGCCCACAGTATTTCGCACCTCTACCAAGCAGGGGGCGGGCATGAAAGAGGAAAACATTAAAACTTTGGTTGACCGCATGACCCATGAGTGGGAGAAGATGCCTGAAGTTGAGATTGTGGCCACTGAGAAAGATTTGCCAGAGCACATTCGGAACCAGTTGACAAAAGACGAGAAGACGGGTTTAGTTCCCGGCTTGTATGATCCAACAACCAAGAAAGTATACCTTGTTGCATCCAACTTGCATGACCACCAAGATGTGGTAATGACTGTCTTGCATGAAATTGCAGGACACCACGGACTGCGTGAACTGCTTGGTGACACATATGCGCGTACGATGAACACCATGTACGAAGGCAATAAAGCTCTACGCGAAAAAGTAAATGCTCGCATGAAGGCAGAGCCTAAATTGTCTCGTGAGATAGCGGTGGAAGAGACGCTTGCGGATATGGCAGAACAAGCCCCCCGAGCCAACGAGCGTGGACAAAACGTCTTTCGCAGAATTGGCTACGCAATTAAGCAGTGGATTGCCAAGATGTTTGGCATTACTCATGTATCAGATGAAGAAGTTTTACAACTCGTTGCAAACGCACGGCGCTATGTCAAAAAAGGCTTGGGCGCGGCAGGGGGTGAGTCTGGGTTCCGTCATTTTTTATATAGGACGACACCAGAGTACGGCGCTAAAACGCCCCTTACTGAGTTTGCAAACAAGGTAGTTGCGCAACCAAAGACTTGGCGTGAGAAGTTGGGTAGCCATGCTTGGCTCCAAGCTGAGATGAACAACGTGAATATGCGGGCAGGCGTGCAAGAAGCCTTGCGCCTTGGCGCTAAAGCTACGGGGGACAGCCGTTCCTACGAGCAAGCCATGTACAACATCACCAAGGCTGACCAAAAGAGCGCGTTCACAAGATCAGTTCTTTTGAATGGTGGCCCCATCATGTATACCGATGAAAAAGGTTTCCGTGGTGTTAAAGCCGCTGGCGGTGTGACTTACATGGACATCATGAAGCCTCTATTCGACATCCCAAACGGCAATGCCAGAGGCAAAATAGACCAAGCCACTGCTTATTTTATTGCGGTGCGCGCAGGTAACAAAGGTTTGGCCAAGCTAGACCTTGGCGCTTTGGGCGTGACGGAAGCTGAGTTGAAAGCTGTTAAAGATACTGTTGATGCCGACCCAAGACTTAAAGCTGCATTGGAAAAGTCACGCGCGGCTTACAATGAGTACAACAAAAACTTAATTAACTGGCTTGCGTCTACTGGCGCTATACCCAAGGGCGTTGCTGAACAGTTGCTTAAAGAAGGCGATTACGTTCCGTTTTACCGCATTAAAGAAAACGGCCAAGCCGATCTAGTGTTTAGCTCTGCTGTGACCATCAACATTGGGGACATCCGTCATCAGCCTTATTTGCATGAACTTAAAGGCGGTGAGACCAAAATCATGCCGCTTGATGAATCCATTCAGCGCAACACTACGTTGCTTGTGGACAAAGGCTTAACTAACTTATCGACCAAGAGTGTGGCATATGCCATGCAAAAGTTTGGTGAAGGCCACGGGCCAGTGAACCCTATCACAGGCAAGCGCGAAAATCTAATGCCAATTCACAGAGGTCATGGCCCTGCTGATCCCAATATTATTCGCTTTAATCAAGAACCTGATCCTGCTGTCAAAGACGACACAGGCGAGCGTTGGCAAAAGATTAAGACTGATGGTACGGTGCTGGGCGGCATTCCCGCTGAGATTGTGATTCAAAGTTTGGAAGGTGCACACTTAACTTTGCCCGCGTTTCTAAAACTAGGCGGTCTCTTTGGGGATGTGTTGCGCTCGGGCGTGACGCGTTCACCGTTGTATCCTTTGCGCCAGTTGATTAAAGACCCGATGTCTATGGCCTTTACTGGCGGGTTGGACTACGGCCCATTGAGAGCTGTGCTCAAAGCAGGCACAGCGTTCATTGACATGAGTCGCGGAGACAGCAAAACAGAAGCTAAACTGATCGAAAAAGGTTTGATTCAAAGTGGCATCTTTACGGGCGACCAAAGCGATATGGCCAAGTTTGCTTTGCAATTGGCAAGCGGTAAAGATGCAAATGCGATAACCCGACTGTTTGCTATGGCCGACAGAGTGGCAATGCGCGCTGACTCTGCAACCCGTGTATTGGTTTATGAGAACGCCATTAAAAAAGGGCTATCCGAAGTGCAAGCGGATACGTTCACAATGGAGTCTATGAACTATTACAAGCGCGGTTTGTCACCCACGTTGCAGTATGCCAACCGCATGATACCTTTCTTTAACTCGCAGATTCAAGGTTTGAACGTGTTGTACAAAGCGGCGCGTGGACAAATGCCCTACGAAGAGCAGTTAAAGATTAAACAGAAATTCATGAACAACGCCATGATGCTAATGGGCGCGGGCTTGGTTTACGGTATGGCTATGCAGGACGATGAGTACTACATGAAAGCCAAACCCAAGGATCGCTACAGCAACTTCTTTTTGCATTTGCCCGGTGTTGATGAGCCAATGAAACTGCCGTTGCCATATGAGGCAGGTTATTTCTTTTCAGCCGCAGTTGCCGCAGTGGATGCGATGGTTGGTAAAACTGATACCAAGCAACAATTAAAAGCATTAAAAGATATGTTCTTGAACTCTGTGCCGGGCTACACTTCGGACTTTATACCGCAGATAGTCAAGCCTGCTTTTGAAGTGGCGTTCAACCACGACTTTTATACGGGGGACAACATTGAGTCCAACAGTATGCAACGCAAGAGCATTGATGAGCGCTATAACAATGCGACTACGGAGATGGCTAAAGCCATGTCCAAAGCGATTCCTGTGTTGTCACCAATTCAAGTGGATTACATTGTCAAGGGTTACTTAGGGCAGCTACCAATTGCTGCCATGAAAGCGGTTGATGGTTTGTTTAAACCCGCTGATACGGGTGAGAAGCCTGCTATGCGCGCATCAGACTTGCCCATAATTGGAGGCCAGTTCCAACGCAAATACGGCGGGGCAGAGACCGATGTCGTATATGACCTAGCTAAACACGCTACTCAAGCCTCTGATACATACAAGAGTATGTTGAAACAAGGCCGCAGAGATGATGCCAAAGAGTATCTTGAGGATCATCGCGGGGAAATTTATGCGGCGGGTACGTCAAGAAGATTTGAGAAAGTCATGGGCGCATTGCGTACTCAAGAAGATATAGCGCGCAACAGTAAAACCCTGACACCTGATGCAAAACGTGCAAAACTCGATGCCTTGGATGCGCTAAAGGAAAAAGAAACTATTGTGTTTATGAAAGCTATTAAGGACGCAGAGGCCCGCGGTGAAAAAGCACCCCAATTAGCCCTGCCTTAATACCGACAGTGGCCTTGGCATCGAACAGTCTATAGTGCAAAGCAGATTGGAGACCGTTAGTTTTAACGGTCTCCACATCTAGGCAAGGGACAAAGAATCCCTGCCCTTTCTTAAGATGCTTCCACGGAAGGTGCATCCTCATCCTCTCTACGCGATATTTTCATAACTGCCACACGCATTTGGGGGCCGTTGGTCTTGGCCATTAAGTCTTTCTTAGGCACATAGGATACCAAGTACTGGCGCTCCATCTGCTTCTTAAAGTCTGCGTAGCCAAAGCTCATGGATGAACAGAATGATCGGAGCAAGCGCTCTTCAATATAAAAGTCTTTGCATCCTGTGGTAACGCCATTCTCCACACGCCCCATCACGCTAGACTTGGTGGTCGATCTGTCGATTGCAGAACCGTCCCCCATATACGATGCGGCTTTCTCTCCAAAGTTGACAACGACAAACTTACCCCAAAACTCCCTGATGAAGCCGTTGAGCACATCCTCGGCTGTGCGCTTGTTGCCCTTGATGTTAGCGCGCATGTATTCAATACGCTTGTGCAATGCGTTGATAATCGCATCCATCGGAAACTCGGCAATACCTGCGTGCTTGGTGTTCATAATGATACCCGCCGCAATGATTGTACCAATACCTGCCATCCAGAAGCGTTCGTCATTCGATGCCCTGAACTCCACGTACATATTGCGCACACATTCGGGTACTACCTTGGCCAAGTAGGCCGTATTGTCCACCATGTATTGCACAAGCTCATGCCCTGCCACAGCGTAATTGTTAGCTAAAGACTTGAGTATCTCAATCTCTGAGGGCTCCCAAGTAAGCTCTTCGTCCATCACGAACTCAATTAAGCGCCGTAGCTCGCCTTCAGCCGAGTGCTTTCTCTCGCCCGTCAGCTTGTCCACAATGTGCGTGTTCGAGGACATGATCGCATTGGTCATCCATGTGGACAAGTTGATGCGCTCTTTATTCGATCCTGACTCCATGCGCTCTTTGCCACGGCCTTCAGTCATGTCCAATAAAAACTCAGGGAACCACTCAAAATCATTTCTGTTCTTGGAAGTGATCTCATCTGTTATCAATGGGCAGTTGTTGAGCAGTCCAAGGCGCTGTTGCATGGCCACGGGAGAAGTTCCTTTACCCGTACGGTAGTGAACAGGATGCCCCCAAATAGAAGCCGCCCCTTCAAGAGCGAGTGACTTACCTGTCCCTGACTCAGTGCTTCCGCAATGGTATGTGAGGCCATAGAAGCCAGTAAAACGCATAAGAGGAGCGCCTGCACCAGCAAGAATGACCGCAAGATGGTCGTACATTTTCTTTCGTATAAAGAGGTTAATAACTTCACGCCAGTTTTCTAGCGTGCCTGTGGGTTGTGTGTTGGCTACGATGTTCTCTAAGCCGGGCATGGGCACGGGTACGGGCTCCTTGTCCTTAGAATAGATCTTACCTGCAAACACAAAACTTTCATCAGCTTGCCAACCATAGCTTGATGGAACATCAATTGGGGATTTTTCTGTACTCATTTTTTCTACGCACGCCCTTACATAAGCCGCTAAATTGTTATCGTTACCTGCACCAAAAGCGGCCACAATGTTCTGGCTCGCCAATGATTTGACTGTCTCGTCCTTGCTTACCACAGCCTTCTGCGGTAGCGTGATTGTCTGTGCGCCGTTAGTGCGCAAGGCAAGCATATGAACGGTGTGTTCTCCTGCGCTGTGCAGGATGTCTACGGGAAACAAGTCGTACGGCAGTATCATTACTTGTCTCACCATTTTGTTGCCGTGTGCATCTTCGTCTTCTTTTTCCATGAACACGCCACCTCTAACGCCATACGCGTAGCCTCTTGGGGTTTCGGGTCTCTGGACTTTGGTTGTCTCCTCTTTACCATTTGTTAACGCGGTGAGTTCGATTGTTTTCTCAGTGGTAGTCACCGCTGTGGATCGCCCCAAGATCAGGGGGTTGGTGATCTTACCCCAGTGAATACAGCTTGGGCAGACCCCAGGGTTTTCACCATCTAGCTTTGTGCATGGATATGGGCCTTTGATTTGGCTTAACTTCTCGTGCATTCTGTCGTGTGAGTATGGGTGCATATCACTCAACCAGATTGCTGCTCTTGCGCCATCATCACATTTCTGTGCAAGACTTAACAACCCACGCCACAAAGGTTCCATGCCATCATCACTAGCGTTGTTAACATAATGGTCGAGTTGATTACACCCGCCACCCTGCGCAGTTAGTTTAATGATTTTGCCAAACTTAGTGATTGAGTTCTCAAAAAGTTTAACACTGGTCGCCCCCACGGGCGCAACGCCAGGCAGTACCAACGAGGTGCTCGGCTTTGTCTTGGGCAAAGTTTCATACGCCGTGCCTACTAGCTTTTGGGTTATCAGCGCTCTGAAGTCTTCAAAGTCAAAGAAGTCGCCCTCGTTCTTGAAACGCACGTTAGTCACCTCTCGTACGCGCTTGTCACCCTTGACGCCGTTGTTGAGCGTATCAGGCACACGCAGTACACGAGACGCATCTCCCGTCACCGTCGGATCAATGGCTAGCTTGTGTTGGAAGCACAAGCGCTTGAAGCCTTGGGCTACGGGTTCCCACTCTGATTTGGGCACAGCTTCTTTCAAAGGCCAGTATGCGTGTACGCCACCGCCCGATGCCACTAGCCAAGGGCTACCCATGTCACTCAGCCCAATCACATCGCAAAAATCAATGATTGCTTTAGCCGCCGCTTGCGCATTGGGGTAAGCCTTCTCTTTGATAATGCCCTGCTCGTTGGGCAAGTCCTTGGGATGATTACAGTCTACGTCAATGGCAACACACTTGACCATTTGCACATTAGTTTGAACGCGTTTCTTTTCGCTACCAAATGTACCAAGGGCAAAGTAAATGTCGTAGTTGCGGTTTTTCCATGTGTCCAGTTTTTCTTGCGCTTCTTCTAATGTGTCAACATAGAAGTGTTCTTTTTTCTTGGTGAGTTCTACCACGCAATAGCGTCCGTTACCCGGTGGCGGTAGAACCGCCGCCATAAACTCTAGCGGTTCCATTCATTTCCTTCGGGGTTATTTGAAAAGGTCTAGCTGACCTTCTTGGGGATAAGGCACTGCTTGCTGTACATCCGCTTGAATAAAGCGTTTGAGTAGCTCTTCTTGGTAGTTGACTGGCATACCATTGGGCGAGTGCAACAGGCTTTCTCCGTGCCTGATTAGTTCTTGGTTACTGAGGGATCGAGGTTGTATTCCTGACATATTCTTCTCCATGCTTCGTCTGCTGTTTTTGAGCTAGACATAATTTTTGTTAAAAGTTCTACCCTGTTTTGATACGCAACAAAGACATCCTTACCTTCAAACCAGTTGTACACAGTTTGTCGGGTGACTCCAAGCACATATGCAATTTTTGTAACAGGAAAGTCCAAATGAATAGCCCAACGCCCAAGAGTACTCCCAAGAGTTTTAGGCGACTGGGCTACAAGATTTACAATTTTGTCTGAGTACGGCATTGTTCTACTTTAAAGGCGGGGGTAACGTGGTCATCAAACCAGAGGAAACGCAATCGTGGATGTGTGAGCGAAAGGTTAACGAGATGCAAAAATCCAAAGAAAAACACCCCGACCCACGCATTGCGACCGCTCCTGCTACCCCCTAAACTTATTTACTCATCGTCCCAATCAGACACGATGTCAGCGAGCTTACTCTTCTTTGCAGGTACTGCGCTTGGCTTGGCCGTTTCCTTGCGGACTTCAGGCTCTTCGTCAGCTTCAGCAATGGGCTCAACACGGGGTTTCTTCGCGGCCTTGGGCACGGGTACTTCCTCGATGTCAGCTTCAACGACAAGCGGTGTGCCTGCAAGCGCTAGAGGTTTGCTCTTCACGCCATCAGCTTGGGCAACAGTCATGTTGACCGCGGCTTCAGCTTCCTTGGTGTTGCCCTTGGCTTTACCCAACTCGTACTCAACCTGAGTCAGCCAACGCATTGGGGAGAACAACAACTTGGGGCTCTCGGCCTTGGTGTCAAACTTCATGCGAGTGACGACCATCTCCACGTTGACAGGAGGTGAGGCCAATGCCAAGTGGCGCACATACGCTTGGAGCGCACGCTTGTCGCCGTCTTCTTTACCAAACACCGATGTAGCGGGCAGAGTTAACTGCAACACATCATCAGGATTATCGGCAAGCACTACAGCCAAGCGCTGTTGGTAACGGCAAGCACGGCTATTGCCCTGCCCCGATCCGGCTACGTTGTTCTTGCAAGTCATGCAAGACGCAGCTTGTTTTGCATTCGCTGTTGCGTCAGGTGTCTCACCATCGTTAGACCAGCAATCGGGGCCTGTGATATTTTCCGCATCGTAAGACTTGGCATAGAACACACGGCTCACCTTTGGGGCGGCTTTGATAATGATAACGTCAAGGTGGCGCTCATCAATAGAGGCCATTTCCTTGCCACCTGCGACTAAGCGAAAGACTCCACCCTTGATCGAGATGCGCTTCGTGGTATTACCCAAAGCACCGCCCAAGAGGGCGCGTGAAGTTTCGGATAGCTCGCCTGATTGTGCGAACGCGGGGGCTTGGGAGGGGTTGAAAAGAGCTACATTGCTCATGGTGTTTCCTTAGTTGGTGGGTTTAGTTACGCGTATCTCAAACTCTGACATAGAGTTCAAGCCCGGGGGAACGAGACCCGGGTTCTCATCAATGAACCTGGCCATGTTAGCCTGTGCGATGCGCTTCTCAAGCAAGTCCACGACTTCATGCTCAACGACAAAGCGTTTGAATGAGTCCCAGTCCTGTGTTGAGTAACGCGTCTTGGTCACAAGGCTTACTGTACCAAAGCTCGTCTTAACAGATGTCTGCCCGTTGGCTTTCATCTGATCCTTTAGTGCAAACTTGATTTGCTCTTGCTGTGCTTTGAGTTCTTCAAGTTGCGTATCATACGCTTGTGTAAGCGTATCCATGTGTTCCTTTATCTTGCGATAAATTTTAGTCAGTTTGTCGAAAGGCACTTCGCTTAAATCATTTTCCATTTACTTCTCCGTTTGTTGTTATTGTCAAGTGTTAGACATTGTATATTAAATTTTTGCTACATGGCAACCCCTTTTTAATATTTAATTTCGTTCTCGAACATTTGGGTGATAAGTAAGTTATCACTTACCTTGGCACTCAAAGCCGCGAACATCTTCTTCTCAATGGGCGAACCTTGGATGTGGATCACCGTGACCTTATCCGAGTCTTGCCCCTTGCGATCAGCCCGCGCTATGGCCTGTGTGTACTGCTCCACGCTCATCAGGGGGCCGTAGAATACCACGGTGTCAGCCCTTGTCAAGGTGATCCCGTGTGCCGTTGCTTGGGGTTGCATAACGAGTATCCTAGGGTTTTCCTCATTCTGGAATCTCCTAATGATGTCCGAGCGTTTTGGTGGGGATACCGCGCCGTTGATGAACTCTGCGGTGATACCGCGCTTGAGTAGGTGCGCATGGATTGTGGATATCGTTGAGCGGAACATGGCAAAGACAATGACTTTGCGATCCGTCTCTTCGAGTATCTCTTCCAACACACCAAGCCTAGGCGCAGAGTCAAACTCCACAACTTCCTTATCATCGGTATATGCCGCACCACAGCTAATCTGTAGTAGCTTACTCACAGCAACCGCCGCATTGACTGCGCTGATCGTCTCGCCTGCGGCCTGCACAAGCATCTGCTCTTTAAGCAGGTTGTAATACTTGGCTTGCTGTGGGGTGAGCGGTACTTCACGGGTCATGGTTAGTACTGGGGGTAAGTCCAAGCATTGATCCTTGGTGAACCTGATTGCAGGTTGTAGCGCTTCATGCACTACGTCTTTGGCTTCGGGCTTTGGAGCCCACTTGTACATGGTCATCTTGTTCATAACCTTGTCACGCCAACCCGTATAGAACATCGGCACACCCGTGGGGTTCACGAGCTTGGCAAGTCCATACGCATCCACAGGCGACTGTGCGGCGGGTGTCCCCGTCATCATCCACAAATGTGTGTCAGGCTTGAGGATTGACTTCAAAGCTTTCCACCGCTTGGTGCTCACCGTTTTGTATGCGTTGGCCTCATCCACAATCACAAGATCAAAGCGCCCATCATTGTTAACCTCATTGGCAATCAGATTCAAACCATCGTAGTTTGTGATGACGAACTCATAGTTCTGCTGAATCATCTCGATCCTGCGGGTAGCCTGCGCGTGGTGCGCGACAACGGCAGAGCGATGGATAACACTGTTGTTCAAGTCTGATAACCATGCAGCTTGCATGATGGATAGGGGGCAGAGGATCAAGCAACGCCTGACATCGCCTCGGTTCATCAAGTAGTCAGCCGCCCATAGAGCGGATAGAGTCTTGCCTGTGCCGGGCTCGGAGAATACAAACGCACGCTTGTGCATGGTCAAGAACGCAGAGGTTTCAATCTGATGCGCCATCGGTTTGAATCGCCCTGGCCATGTGTAGCGCCTAGTGATTGGCGAGGGTACGTCTTTGACACCTAAGTTTCTTAGAACGCGACACTCATCCAACCCCCAGTACACCGCCACCTCGTACCCATCATCTAGCTTAAAGACCTTGTGCTTTGGAATAATGCTGTACTTCTCTGGGTTCCTTGTACGGAACACCAGAGCTTTATCTTCAACAATTTGCATCATTTATTGTCGCCCTGATTAGCGCTCTTTGCTCTTAGTCGCAGGTTACCTGGCACAGTCTTACCACCTGCGCGCAGGGGTTTGATGTGGTCGATGTCTTTGCCCTTGCGGTCAATCTTCTCCTTGTCGTAGAGTTGCCGTGCCTTCTGACGCTCGATCTGATCGGCTGTCTCGCCAGATTTCTTTTGTAGTTTGTATGCGTGTTTGTAGTCACGCTTGCCGTTTACTTGTGTCATGTTGACTCCTTTATGCCGTGAAATTTTTCAATTGCTCGTGTGTAATTAAATAGGTGTAACCCTATCGACATCAAGTCAGTCCTTGTGAAACCTGCCGCATAAGCAAGCTTCGTCATTTCCAACTCAGATACTACACCGCTTTCTTTGAGTACTTGCTTACGTGCCTTGCGGTACTCGTTGCGACAATGGCTACACAAAACAGGGCAGCTATCGTCCGTCAACGAGAACTCTATCCACTCTTGCTTAAGATCGTCGTCAAGATAGTGCGTGCCGTCCTCATCCCTGTCAAGAACAAGGTCGGTCACCTTTGCCTCAAACGCGTTCATCAGCGTATCTAACGTACTGACTCGATACAGTTTTACGCCCGTAGCCGCACACGCTTCGCATTCGCCATCATCCAAAGGGTTTTCGGCATCGTGTTCTTCAAGTGCTTTGCGAGCGACTCGATACATGATGCTGTCTCGTCTTCCCATACAGCCTCCTAATGTTTTGGATGATG